ATGTTTCTATTTCGGCGGGCTCAAATAAAGTAACGGGTTTTGGCTTTCTCACCTCCTGCTATCCGAGAATGCTATTAAAATTAGGCGCTGGAAGAGGTGCTACGGTTATATCTATTCTTTCTAATACTGAGCTTTTAATTGATACAACTTTTAATGCAACTGACTTAAACACAGGAACACTAATAACCAAAGGCGGTATTGCAGTTGCAAGAAATGCATATATTGGCGGCGATCTATATATGGATTCAGGAGCCGGCGCTGGAGTTATACAATCTGGTAATATTGTTCCAGACGGCAACGGCACAAGAAAAATTGGCGATCCTAATAACAAATATGAGCAAATACACTCAACTACATTCTTTGGCAACTTACAAGGTAACGTAAGTGGTACTGTTAGCGGAAGAGCAGGTAGTGCAGATAGACTGGCTACAGCAACTACATTCCAACTTACTGGCGATGTTGAAAATGTGAGTTTTGATTTTGATGGTCAAACAGGCGGAACAAACAAAACGTTTGATGTAAGAGTAACAAATAGCTTTATTTCAAACAAAACTACTATACCATTTTCTAATAACGAAGATGAATTATTAATAAACAAACTAAACACTTCGGGCGGATTTAATGCAGGTGTGTATAAAATTAAGAAAAGTACTTTTTTAAGTACTATTCCACTAGTACCTGCAGGAGCAATAATGCCGTATGCAGGTATTGAACTACCAGGAGGTTGGTTATTCTGTGACGGATCGATAGTTAATATTGCTGATTATAGTATATTATTTGAAGCTATTAGATATTCATTTAGAGACAGAACGTTGTTAGATAACAACGGCGCAACTACTTTCGGCTTACCTGATCTAAGAGGAAGATTCCCATTAGGTCTTGATAATATGGCAGGTATTCCTGCTAACCGTGTAACTGGCGATGCAGCTGATGCACTAGGCGGAAACTCAGGACAAGAAGATATAACAGTAAGAGATATTAACTTGCCAGAACACGAACACGATTTAGAAGGCGCAAGCGGAAATCAATATTATGCTATTCGTGAAGGAGCAGGCGAACCTGCTGACGATAATGCAATTACTTTAACAGTAGAGCCAGGCTTAGGGGGAACACAGGGGTTATCATCTAGTGGTGGCTTGGCAGAAGGCGGCCAAACAGGAACAGGTGATTATAGAAACATAGGTACACAAGCTAATCCAGAGTTAGTAGGTGCAGCTATTAATACTATGAATCCCTACTTGGCCGTTAATTATATAATTTATACTGGACAATAAAAATGAGCTATCAACTTAATAAAACAGACGGAACAATATTAACTGATTTAATAGACGGTCAAATAGATACTACTACAACTAATTTAGTACTTGTAGGACGAAACTATACCGGCTACGGTGAATATTTTAATGAAAACTTTATTAAGTTATTAGAAAGTTTTGCAAATAGTGCTGCACCTAGTAATCCATTAACAGGACAAATATGGTGGGATACAAATGATCAGCGTTTAAAAGTGTATGACGGCGAACAATGGAAAGCAAGTGGCGGACCATTTGTTCAGTCTACTAGACCGCAAATGGTTGCAGGCGATTTATGGATAGATAGTCTAAATAATCAAGTTTATGCTTTTGATGGAACTGATTTAATTTTAATGGGTCCGTCATACAATTCTACCCAAGGAGAGACAGGATTTAGAGTAGAAAGTGTGCTTGATTCACAAAGTAGAGCTCGTACTGTTGCTAATTTATATATTGGAGGAAATTTATCTGCTGTAATTAGTGATTTAGAATTTACACCAGTTTACAGTCAAAGAATTTTAGGATTAGTAAGTGACGCAAATCCAGACGGTATTATATATAAAGGCATAAACGTTATTGATAAGGATAACTTTAAATATAGAGGAATTGCAGAATCTGCAAACGCTCTAGTTACTGTCGGCGGCGTAGTAAGAACAGCTGATTCTTTCCTTCCATCTACTTCTAATGGTACAACGACAGGTACATTAACAATATCTAACAATGGTGGTTTAACTTTAGGTGTATCACAAAACGTTGTTCAAAGAATTGTTGGACCTAGATTTTATATTGAAAATCAAATTACAGACCAAGATATAAGTTTAAGAGTTAAATCAAGTGCTGCTGGGTCAGTTACAGTTGATGCAATTTACATAGACTCAAGTACTGAGCGTGTAGGCATTTTTACAAAAGATGCTACAGGAACTGCATTTAGACTCCCAGAATATACTCTTGATGTTGACGGCGATTTAAGAGTTACTGGAAATTTACTAGTCGAAGGTGAAACTACAAGTATTGATGTTGCTACATTAAGAGTAGAAGATAAAAATATTGAAATTGCTAAAACATCAGATGGATCAGTTTTAACCGGTGTTGATGCAAATAATGCAGGACTAATATTAGAAACTAGTGATGTAGGTTCAAAAACCCTAACTTGGATCAATGCTGAAGATGCGTGGACATCAAATGTTAATTTTGACCTTAGTGATGATACTAAAACTTACCAGATTGGCGGAGTTGACAAGTTAACAAATACTAGCTTAACAAATGTGCAAAAAGCACTTGATTTAGATGAGCTAGGTACATTATTATATTTAAATGTTGACGATATAAGTATCGATGGTGCAACAATTACAGCTTCCCCAAGTAACGGAACATTTGCTATTGTATCTAATAATGGCATAAACATTACTGCTGGAGGAACTATTACAGTTACCGATAATCAAATGATTACCGGAATTCCCAAGACAGATTCATTAACAGGTGATCCTACTGATGCAGCGAGTAAAGCATATGTTGATGAACAAACTTCGTTGTCACCGTTAGCATTTGCAATGGATATTACAGGATTAGGATCCGGAGTTACATTAGAAAACAATGTAGCAACCATTGTTCAATCAATGATTCCTGCTAGTGCATCTAATGCAGGAAAACAAGCAAGAGTACACGCTACATCTTATGCAGGAGCAACTGTTACAGGTATTAATGTAGATGTTAGTTTAAGTCCTGATACATCAGGAGTACTAACAAAAACTGCTATAGCAGTTGATGCAGACAGCACACTCAATGAAACTGCAATTCAAGATATTGTAGCATCAAACACAGCAAGTGGTAGTGTTATTCTTACACCGACACGAACACTAATGACATTTGAATCAGATGGAGTAAATTGGAACCACGTTAGTACAACATCTCCTTATTCATTTTAAACGAATAAATAACATATAGCACTTAGGGGTTAAACAAAGATGGCTTATCAAATTGATAGATATAACAATACAACACTAACTACTGTCGAAGACGGTACAATAGATCAAACAACTGATCTAAAATTTATTGGTAAAAACTACGCAGGTTATGGCGAAATTCAAAACGAAAATATGCTTTTCTTGCTAGAAAACTTTTCAGGAACTACTGCACCGCAACGACCCCTTAGCGGCCAACTTTGGTATGACTCATCTAATACAAAATTAAAGTTTTATGACGGAAATACTTGGAAAGCTTCAGGCGGTGCAACAGTAGCAGCAGATCAGCCAACAGGATTTACTTCTGGAGATTTTTGGTGGGATAGTGCTAATGATCAACTATATGTTTATAACGGTACAATATTTGTATTAATAGGCCCACAAAATGCTGGAGAAGGCTTAACGCAAATGCAAAGTCTTAATATTTTAGGCGTAGATGATGTTAATTATAGTGTAATTGCTGCTACAATTGAAGATAATATTGTTTATATAATTAGCGACAACGAATTTCAAATTAACCCTACAAATTCAATTGTCGGTTTTGATATTATTAGAAAAGGTCTTACACTTAAATGGACTTTACAAGCAGACAATGGCATAACAAATAGTCAAGCTGTAGCCGATAGAAATTATGAATATCACGGAACAGCAAGTAACTCTAAGCGTTTAGGCGGCAAAACAGTTGACGAATTTCTTTTAAGATCTGGAGCATCGTTTACAGGTGTAACTAGATTCCCGTCAGACGGTATTACACTTGGTCCATCTAACGAATTTGAATTTAAAGTAGAAAACCAAGACGGTATTATACAACAAAATCTTCCAGGACAAAATATAATATTTAGAGTTACAACATCACTTGGTACGCTAACAGAAATTGGAAGAATTAACCAAACAGGATTAATTCCAGGAGCAAATGATCAGTTTGATATTGGATCATCAACTTTAAAATGGAACGAAGTTTATGCTACTAATTTTAGAGGAACGTCTGATAAAGCAGATCAATTAAAATATGCCACTGGACAATATGCACCCGGAAGCCAAACACTGTCAAACAATACGGTTGCTGTTAGAACAGCAGACGGTAATTTAGTTGCTAATTTATTTCAAGGTACTGCAACTGCTGCACGTTATGCTGACTTAGCAGAAAAATACACAACTGACGAAGAACATCCTGTAGGTACAGTAATGGCAGTTGGCGGCGAAGCGGAAACAAGACCTGCGAAAGTTAGTGATCTTGTAGTTGGCGTTGTATCTGAAAAACCTGCATATTTAATGAATTCAGACGCAGACGGGCAAGCCCTAGCACTTAAAGGTAGAGTTCCAGTAAGAGTAAAAGGTCCAATTTCGAAAGGACAAGCAGTATATGCCTGGCAAGATGGCATAGCTTCTACAATAGCATCAAACGGTTTAGTTGGAGTTGCATTAGAAACAAATAATGAAGAAGGCGAAAAACTAGTAGAATGTGTACTTAAAGTGTAAGGATGTATAATGTCAGAAATTACAGCAGCACGTATCAACAACTTACAAAATAGAATTGCTCTAATATACGGTGACGGCTCAGGTACTAACGGATACGGACAATTATTAACAAGTGCGCAAGTTGATGCACTAGACGGAATTGTTAGAGCCGTAGATTTAAACAACATTTACACTGATATTTTAAATGCAAGAGTACACCAAGTAGGTCCAGGCGATTTATCAATTGCTCAAGTTACTGCTGGATTAAACGTTGTTGCTGAAGACACTAGTAATTTTATTGACGATGATGGTGATTTATCAAACGATCCTACAGGCTTTAAAAAAGGAATACTTGATTTTGAAAACTTAATGACTGACATTGAAGCAGACAAGTTTTTAGTACACCCGTCACAAGCTGAACAAAAATTAGTTTTAACTGATACAAGAGCTGCTTCGTGGAATGGAGAAATATACCACGAGTTTACAGTTACATTTAACAATGCTAATCATCGTAGACATTTTTTTAATTCAGGCGGCCAAATTAGATTTTCAGCATCAAATTCAGGCGCTAGAACAAATAAAGGATTAGATTGGTCAGATCTATTAGGTAGTATCGGAACAATATCATTTGGTTACGAACAAACATTATCGGGTACAACTGTTGTATCAAATATAGGAAATTATGATTTAACAACTAACTTCCAAACAGTATATACAAAAAATGGTACAGGTTACTATAGCCAAGTATATCAAGGAAACAATTATAGAATTACAGCTAGAGCAAGTTCTAGCAATATTTTAGAATTTAGGGTATACTTTGACGATATTCCAACAGCTGGAACTACTGTTGATAATAATGTAGACGGAAGACTTGAAAGTAACATTCAATTATTTGTTGCTACAGGAAATTATGTATCTGTTCCACAACCTTCTTTTTATACTACTGCTGCGCTATCTGGTTATGATGTTCCTGCAGATATTAAAAGAGATCCAGAATATACAATCGGAGTTGACCTTGCTAGAGATCAATATGAAATTGCAGATGATGGTGCAGGAAGATATGCAAGTGTTGATTATATTGTAAATGCAGTTAATGTTTCTTACCCTATTACGTTGTACTGGGATACACAGGTTGTAAGTGGTAATGTAACAGCCGCTGATTTTACTGATAATACTTTATCAGGAAGTATTACTATTACATCTTCTTACACACAAGCAGAACGTACCATTAATAGAACACTAAATGCAGATAGCTTTACAGAAGGTGAAGAAAGCTTTAGATTAAGATTATATACAGATTCTGCAAGAAATAATTTTGTAGATTCTACTGGTGTAATTACAATTATAGATAATTCAGTAGGCCAAATTCCGGCACCTACTCCAACTTATGCAATTTCAAGATCAACAAGTAATCCGAGCGACAATAGATTCTTAAATGAAGGGTCGTATACAGCAACTTATAATGTTCAGACTACTGAAGTTCCTGCAGGAACTACATTATTTTATACAATTGTTGGTAATAACATTACAGCAAGCGATTTTTCACCTGCTACGTTATCTGGACAATTTACAATTGATGCTCAAGGCGAAGGATCTTTCCAGATTAACGCAGTTGCAGATTCATTAACCGAAGGAGTTGAGTCATTTGATGTTCAATTAAGAACTGGATCAACTAGCGGTTCAATAGTTTTAGAAGCAGGATCTGGCGGAGTAACTTACATTAATGATACGTCAATATCGCCTCCTGTGGTCCAATACATACCTAATACTGGTACAGAAGCAACAGAAGTTACACCAGGTCTGTATAAATGGATTGCACCAGCAGATGTTACATCCGTAAGAGTTAGAACAATCGGCGGCGGTGGCGGCGGATATGGCAACGGCGGCGGCGGAGGCGGCGGCGCTGGCTTTGGCGAAAAGCAAGTTACTGTTGTTCCTGGAGTAGAATATGACGTACAAGTTGGCACAGGCGGCAACGGCTCAGCAGGCGGCCCTGGTACAGATGGAACTGCAACTTGGTTTAGATCATTGTCAGAAGTTTCAGGCCGTGGCGGATCCCGCGGCGGATTTGTATCACCTAATACTGTACTAAGTTCAGG